CCCGCCGCATCTTCGAAGCCGTCGCCGGCTCGATGGCCAAGCTGGGCAAGAGCAGCGCCGATACCGAAGGCGCCCTGCAGGCCGTCAGCCAGATGATGGGCAAGGGCGTGGTCAGCATGGAAGAAATGCGCCAGCAGCTGGCCGAACGCCTGCCCGGCGCGATGCAGGCCACCGCCGATGCGCTGGGCATCACCGTCGGCGAACTGACCGAAATGATCTCAACCGGCAACGTGCTGGCCGAAGACCTGCTGCCGAAACTGACCGAAGGTCTGGAAAAGATGTACGGCACCAGCGGGCAGGTTGAGGGCACGGTCAGCGCCTGGAACCGCCTGAAAAACGCCATCGCCGAAACCTTCCAGTTCGTTGGCCAGTCCGGCGTGATGACTGCGCTGGCCGTGATTCTCGGGCAAGTCGCCATCGCCGTGCGCGGCCTGACCGGTGCTTTTGATCTGCTTGGCAAAATAATCGGCATCACGCTGGGGGCCATTGCCTCATTTGATTTTTCCAGCCCGATCCAATCGCTGAAAAACTGGAAAGCGGCAGTTCAGGACGCCGGGGCGGAAATTCAAAGCAAGATGGACAAAGCGTCCGTCAGCACAGAAGCCGCCGCCGCTGCGCAGAACAGACTGGCCGCGCAAACCGGGCAAGCCGCGGCCGCCGCAAAAACCTCTGAAGCATCCTGGTTGACCGTGGTCAATGCCTTCGGCAAAGTCGCCATCGCAGCAACCGCCGCCACCGAACAGGCCGTTAAATCCGCCGCCGCCCGAGAAGAAGAAGGCAAAGCCGCCCTGTCGTTGGCGAATCTGCTCGGTACCGAAACCGACAAGCGCACCGCCGGCCTCGCCGTTGCTACGCAAAGCGCCGAAGCCCTGCAGACCCTGGCTAATGCTCGCCAGCACGAAGCCTCCGTCGCCAAGGCGCAGGCTGAAGCATTTGCCGCGGTCGTGGCCGCCGAAGGCGCCGTCTCCGAGCAAAAACGCAAAGCCATTCAGGAATCCACCGACAAAGCCACTGCGCTGCAGTCCGAAGCCGACAAAGCCGCCGCCGCCGCCCTTGGCGCCAAACAACATGCCGCCGCCCTGCAGACCGAAAGCCTCGCTCTGGCCGACAATTCCGCCCGGCTGGGCGAACTGAAATCAGCCGCCGAACAGGCGGCTAGCGCACTGGAAGTCGTGCGCATCAATCGGGAATTCGGCGCAGCCTCGGCGAAAGAAGCCGCAGATGGCGAAATCGCCGCTGCTCAAGCCGCAGCCCTCTACCGCGATGCGCTCAAAGACCAGACAGAAGCTATCCAGCGCAACGCCGCCCAAAAGCAATCGCAGCTCAATATCGACCAGGCCGGTGTCCGCCTCGCCATCGAGCAGCAACGTACGATTTACGAAGTCGCCCGCGCCCGGGGTGACGAATACGGTGCCACGCAGGCCCTGCTCAAAATCAAGCGTCTTGAAATCAACCTCGCCGAACTCACTGCCCACGCCAAACGCGCCGAAGCCGATGCGGCGCTGTTGGTTGCCCAGGCCAAGCGCGAAGAGTTGCAGGCATCCGGCCAGTTGACCGCCGCCAAGGAAGCCGAGCTGAAAGCGCAGGAAGCCGGGGCCAAGGTCAAACTGATCGAAGCACAAATCGCCAGCGAGACCGCCAAGCGCATGCGGGAATTGGCTGCTGCCACGAATTATTCTGCCGAAAGCGCCGGCCGGGCAGGTCAGCACTATCGGGACTTGGCCGATGATCTGCACGGAGTCGCTGCCGCGGCCCGCGATGCGTCAAACACGATGAGTATTCTAGACGACCAGGATGTCAGAAATCGCCAAGGCCCGGTAGACGTCAAATCGATCCTCTACAAACAAGGCGCCTCCGTCGACGAGGCGGAAGCCGCTGCAAAATACTATGGCGAACTCTACCAGCGCGAAGCCGCAACCAAGCTGACCGGCAACCTGGGGAATCAGGAAAACGCCACCCGGCTAACCAACCTTGCCTCAAAAGCCGCCGCCGAAAAAGCGCTTGAATTCGCCCGCCGGGAACTGGCTACCGGAAAAGCGGTTGATTTAGGTTCGTCGGTTAGCGACCTGGTTGCCAAAAACATGGCGACTATGAACATAGATACAAAATTGACGCCTGAATCCGGCCTTCAGGCAAATATTAGCGCGGTCAAAAACGCCGGAAACGAAGCCAGGCGTCAGCGCACAGAAGCCCTTGCCACGGTCAACATCAATCTGAATGGCACGCGCACGCAAATAACCGCCTCGCAGCGCGACGCCAAAGCGCTATCCGACATATTCAAAATCATCGAATCCGACGCCGCGAGGTCCTTCTAATGCCCCATACCCTGGCCGGCATCCCGATCAATGCCGGCTGCCGCTGGACCGACGAATTCGACTGGTCCCCCGTCAAGTCCGCTGCCGAATACAGCATCACCGGCGCCCTGCTCATAGACCAGGGCGTCCGCCTGGCCGGTCGCCCGCTCACCCTCGAAGCCAGCGACGAAAAAGGCTGGAAGGACATGACGCGCGATCGCGTCATCGAGCTCCGCGCACTCGCCGCCCAGGCCGGGCAGACCTTTCCCCTCGTCCTGGCCGATGGCCGCAGCTTCACCGTCATCTTCCGCCCCGGCGAAGAACCGCTTGCCGCCCGCCCGCTAGCCGATCGCGAAAACCCGCCCGCCGACTGGCCCTACATCATCACCCTGCGACTCACCGAGGTCTAAATGCCGATCACCGCACCCGATATCAAACTGCTCGAATCCGAGCGCATGGCCGACACCACGGACGGCGGTGGCCGGCGCACCTCGCGCGTCATCCCCGACGGCGTCGCCGGCAACATCTTCCCCAAAGTCAGCCGCCTGGATGCCGTCTATGGCCGGGTCAATCTGCGCAAGGTCTACGGTGCCGTGCAGACCGCCGATGTCGACACCTACGCCGGCGCCCACGCCGTCATCACCGATGCGCCGGACAACGACAAGATCCACTGCACACTGTTCAGCACCGCCAGCGAATTCGACACCCGCACCGCCGCCCGCGACCGCATCGAGTCCTACGTCACTAGCGGCCCGGAAAGCCGCATGGTGCTGCTCGGCCGCCAGCTGCTCGGCCAGCAGTCCATCGTCGCTTACCAACGTGAGGAAGAAGCCCTGCCCGAAATCGGTGAGGTCTTCTGCCTGTCGAGCGAAACCGGTTCGGTGGTCACCAACCAGCAATATTTTCGTGTCGATACGGTCGACAGCGAAATCCGCACGTTCACCGAATCCGCTGGCAGCGGCTTTGTCGATTTCAAACGACGGGTGATCACCATCGGCACCGGCATTCCGCTGCGTTACGAATTCAATGGCCCGGAAAACGCCACGCAAAGTTCCGCCGTCGTCCGCCCGTCGAAACTGCGCTCGACCACTGTCGTCGACGCCGCCCGCTACTTCGGCATCAAGCCGCTGGCCGCCGCCGCGGCCCAGGGTGATCTCGAAGTCATGGTGTCCTCGGTCTACACGCCGATTGTGCCGACCACCAACCGCGAAACGCCGCTGTCAAATTCGACGTTGGGCGGCGCGGTCAATGTGGTGCCGGCAAAAGCGTCCACGGTGATTGAAACGGTTTATACAGCAATGGCAGTGGGCAGCGTGATTTACACCCGCCGCCCAATCACCCCTGGAACATTGTCGGTAACGGTATCAGGCACCACAGTCACCGATAACAAAACAGGCAGCATCGTTAACGCCACGTTCAGCGCCACGGTCGACTACGAAAACGGCACCATTTCCCGCACGGGGGGAACGGCCACCGGAAGCTACACCACATATACCCTGACCTACCAGCCGGCCGGCGTCGCCTCGCAAACCGCGCAAACCCTCGACACCCCGATCACCCTGGCCAACCGCGGCACGGTCTATACCTTCACCCTCAATCCGCTGCCCGCCCCGGGCACCGCCTACGTCGACTACCGCGCCCTCGGCAAATGGTACCGGCTGCGCGACACCGGCGCTGGCGAGCTGCTCGGCGGCGATGTGGCCTACGGGGTCGGCTCGGTCAATTACGCCACCGGCGCCGTCGTGCTGACTCTCGGCGCGCTGCCCGATGTCGGCTCATCGGTGCTGCTCGGCTGGGGTTCGCCGGTGCATTACGCGATTCGCGCCGACGGCACCAGCGACGCCGGGACCAGCCTCAAGCAGACCATCACGCTGCCCGATCTGCCGATTTCGCCGGACAGCCTGTCCCTGACCTACACTTCCGGCGCCGTCCAGTACACGGCCACCGACAACAGCGTCGGCGTCATCACTGGCAACGGGGTGACCGGCACGGTCAATTACACCACCGGCGTCGTCAATCTCGACTACACCACCCGCCTGCCCGACGCCAGTACCCAGGTGGCGTTTGCCTACACGCAAATCGTCCCGACTGACCCGGAACTGGAAACCGTCAAATCAACCGCCGTCGCCTCGGCCGCGACGACACAACTCGGTACCGGCGTCGTTGAAGGCACATTCAACGGCACCATTCCGTTCGCCGGCCTGGGCCTGAGTGGCAATCTGTACGTCAAGGACAACGGCGCCGGCCTGGTTGTCGCGCCGGGCGGGCAGAAACTGGCCGGGTCGGTAAATGGGTCGCAGGACACCGTTATCGAGGCGGATACCGTCGTCGGCATCATCAACTACACCACCGGCGAGATGACCATCAACGCCGGCGTGGTCGCCACCTACGACAAGTATTACAAAAAATTGGGCGGCCCCCTCCCCACCTCGGCGGGATACTGGTACCCGGCTACCGGCGCGATCAACCGCGCCACCGGTACCGCCAACTACGGCTGGACGGACCCCGGCGTTGCCTCGGCCGGCAGTGCCAAAACCTTCAACACCAGTTTCACCAGCAGCCCGATCCGCGTCGACCTGACCAACAGCATCACCTCCCGCCTGGTCCCCGGCGCGCTGCTCTTCTCGGCCGGCGGCAAAACCTACCTCGACCGCAACGGCTCGCTATACAGCGATTTCGTCACCAGCACCGGCTCGGCCACCGTGGCCGGTACGGTCGACTATGAAAACGGCACGGTTTCGCTAACGAACTGGACCGACGGCGCCGCCCTGGCGCTGTCGGTACTGGCCTGCCTGACCACCTACGGCAACTACACCACGGACGAGGCATTTTTCCGCACCGCCGGCTCGCCGATCCGCCCCGGCTCCTTCTACGTCCAGGCCACCACCGAAAACGGCGTGCTGTTGACCGCGACCAGCAACGACAGCGGCGTGATTGCCGGCAGCAAGGTATCCGGCGCCGTCGATCAGGAAACCGGCGTTGCCCGCGTCACCTTCGGCGAAATGGTCGCCGCCGCCGGCCAGGAAACGGAATACTGGTACGACGCCGCGAATGTCGTTGGCGGGCAAATCTTCAAGCCCGAATTCATCGTCCCCTCGACGCTGACCTACAACGCCGTGGTGCTCGCTAACCTGCCGCTCAACGCCGACATTCTCGGCCTCGATCCGGTGCGCCTGCCGGCCGATGGCCGCGTCCCGATCTACCGCCCGGCCGACGTGGTGGTGATCCACCACACCGGTTCCTTCGCGCTGCCCGACCCAGTCGTCGCCGAGGCGGTCTACAACGTCGGCCGCAGCAATCTGTCGGAGCTTTGGCTGGTCGATCAAGCCGGCGCCAAAGCCGATCCGGCAAACTACATCTACAACCTGCTCGCCGGCACGGTGACGATGGCCGCCGCGCTGAGTCTGCCCGGCCTGGTCCAGCCGCTGATCGCCAAACACCGCGTCGAGGATCTGGCGCTGCTCTCAGATGTTCAGATCAACGGTCAACTGACCCTCTCGGCGCCGCTCTCCCGCGCCTACGGCACCGACAGTTTCGTTTCATCTGCAGTCCTCTTCGGTGACATGAACGCCCGCGTCGAAAACGTCCACGACCTCGGGGCCTTCTCGGCCTGGAGCAACACCCCGGGCAGCGGCGCCACCGCCCAATTCAACGACATCGACTACCCGATCGAGATTCTTAATAATGGCGGCCTGAGCGAACGCTGGCGAATCAACTTCACCTCGACCAGCGCCTTTCAGGTCATCGGCGAAAACCTCGGCGTCATCACCACCGGCACCACCGCCGCCGATTGCGCCCCGGCCAACGCCCTGACCGGCAACCCCTATTTCGTCATCCGCGCCGCCGGCTGGGGCGCCGGCTGGTCAGCCGGCAATCAACTGCGCTTCAACACCATCGGCGCCGCCGCACCGATCTGGATTGCGCGGACGGTCTTGCCCGGGGCGACGCTGGAAGGCGACAGCTTCAGCATGCAGATGCGCGGCGACGTCGACGCGGAGTAACGAAAATGCCAACCGTCAGCGGGACGATTCTCGACATCAACGGCAGCGGCGTTTTCCGCATGTTGCGCGTCTATCGGCGCGACACAGGGGCGCTACTCGGTAGCACCACCAGCAGTGCCACGACCGGCGCCTACACTTTCACCGACGACTACGCCGGCGAGGTTCAGGTGATCCTGCTCGACGACGCCGGCGGCTCGATTGAAAACGATCAGATTTTAAGGACAACACCGGTATGAGCGGCGATCTGTATTGGAACTACGTCAAGCTGCTGTGCCACTTCGACGGCATCGACAACTCGACCCGAATTGTCGACGAGCGGCATCACGGGGCAACCCTCACAGGTAACGCGGCCATCAAGACGCTGCAGAGCAAATTCGGCGGCTCGTCGGCCTATTTCGACGGCACCGGCGACGTTATCAGTTTTGCGACCTCGGCCGACTTCAACGTCGGCACGCAGGATTTCACGCTTGAGGGCTGGGTTTTCCCCCGCGAAACAGCGAACGCAAATCCTTGCGTTTTCCTCATTGGATCGTCGTTGTCGAGTCAAGGCGCGTTTCTGTACGCCGATCCAGCCGCAAATGCCGGCAAGTTCGCCTTTTGGGTGTGGAATGCGTCAACCTCCGCCGCGCTGCTGGTCAGCACGTCGAGCATTGTTTACGACCAATGGGTTTATATCGCCGTGACCCGGTCGAATACGACGTGGCGGCTATTCATCGACGGCGTGCTTGAGGCAACCGCGACGTCTTCCGTTGCAGTTACGACAGTGGCCCAAAGCTTTCAGTTTTCGCATGCGACAACCGCCAACACGTTTTTCGGATACCTTGACGATTTCCGCCTGACAGTCGGCGTTTGTCGCTACCCCGAAACATTTACGTCGCCCACCGAACCGTCCCCGAACTACGACACCAGCGGCCCCCGCACGGACCCCTACTATGGAAACGTCGTACTGCACTGTCACTTCGATGGCGAAAACAACGCAACGACATTCGTTGACCAGAAAGGGCACCCGCTCGCCGGCACGAGCGCCGCAAAAACATCAACCTCGGTTTTCAAGTTCGGCGGGTCGTCCCTAAACCCGGCGGGGAGCTATGTGGGTTGCGCAAGTGCCGATCTGGTCCTTGGTTCAGACGACTTCACGATTGAAATGTTTGTATACCGTACCGCCAACTCGGGCAACTACGAAAATGTGTTTTCGCTGCTCAACGCTGCAGGGGGCGCCGCGGGGCTGAAGTTGAGCCGACTCTTCGGCGGCTCGACAAAGTTAACGGTAAACGGGGTGGAGGTCGCCACCATCACGTCTACCGACGCCCTCTATGATTGGCGCCACCTCGCGCTCTGCCGGGAGGATGGGGTGTTGACGTTGTTTTCTGATGGTTTACGCGGTGGAAATTACGCAATAGGCAACACCGCCATCTCGGGAAATGGTGGTTTCTACCTGGGTTTGGACCCCATAACGGGCGGCTCGACGTGGACCGGCTCCTTTGACGAGTTGCGGGTTACGAAAGGCGTCGCCCGGTACCCGAAAGCGAACAGCACCTACGCCAAACCGACGGATCCATTCCCAGATTACGCCGTGCAAAAACTCAGCGGCACGGTGCTGGACGCCGATAATAACCCAGTCGCCAAGACTGTTCGTTCATACCGTAGTTCAGACGGGCTGTTTGTCGACCAGACGGTATCGGATGGAACCACCGGCGCTTTTGAACTGCGCGCCACCGACACGACCGAGCATTTCGTTGTCGTCCATGACGCGACGAAAAACGCCCTCGTCTATGACCATATCGTGCCGGTGATTTAATGCCCTACACGCCGCCAGCCGGCAGCGCCGCCAACTTCACGCTCACAGGGGTTGCGTTCCCTCGCGAATACAACGCGCTGTTCTTCCGGCAGGGCGGCACCTACTCTGCGCCGATCGGCAGCGCCCTCGCCGCGCGCCTCCTGCCGGAATATGTCCCGCCTATCGGCTCGGCGGCAAATTTCGTCGAAGCGTATTCCGGTCCGACGACGATCTCCCTCCGCGCCGGTGCGACAAACCGGTGGGGTGCCGCCGACCGAAAAATAAACGCGCTCTCGTCGGCACACCCGGCCACGAAAATCGAAGACCAAAGCCGGGGCGCACCGTGGCTGCCGTCGTCGGGCTTGAACGCCACCAAAGGCGCAGCCTGGATTGCGCCGACCTTCGCCGATAGCGAAAATGATCTGCCGTTCGGCGCTTATGGCGAAATGTTGAACGAAGAGCGCGGCTCGGTCTGGAAACCCTCAAAGTCGGTGGACGACCAACGAAACGCCCTGTGGTCGATATTCGGCGAAATGCTGAACGAAGGGCGCGGTTCGCGCTGGGTAACGTCCATCCCGACCGACCACCGCAAGACCGGCGCCTGGCGCGGGCACTTCATCACGCACCGGCGAATCGTTCCGTTCCAGCGCCCTGTCGCCGGCGCCGTCGATTTTGCCGTAATGGGTGGCGGGATTACCTCGATTGGGGAATCCAGCGGGTACACTCCGCCCTTGGGAAACGCTATCCATTTCACGTTCGGCAACGTGCCGTACATCGCGCCGTTCATGGTCCCGGCACGGGATTTTCCTTACACCGCCCCCAAAGGCGATGCGGCCAGCTTTTTCTACAACCCGGCCTACGAACTGCTGCTCGACGGTACCGGCCAGCCGGTCCTCGACAAAGCCACCGCCGACCGCGCCGAGGTATGTCCGTGGGGCGTGGCAGCAAAACGCGACCGCGACAGCGACCACCCGTGGACGATGTATTCCCGCCCGCTCAATCCCGGCTGGGGCATCCCCTCGCCGGGCGCCCCGACCCCCGTTCCGGGGGGGTCCGTCATCATCCCCGTGCAAAGGGTATATATCGTGATTAATGAAATCCAGTTGCTGCGCGTGTCATCGTCGACACCCCTCCCGGCATTGAACCTGAGCATCAGTTTCGACTGCGATTCATGGCTGCCAACCTTCAGCGCCAACATTCCGGAATCATCCCGCGCTGCGGTCATGCCCGACCCCGACCCGGTCGAGATCGAAGCCGTCATCAATGGCACGCAATTCCGCTTTTTCGTCGAAAAGATCAGCCGCAACCGGGCGTTTGCGCAAAAGACGGTATCGATCTCCGGCCGCGGCATCGCCTGCGAACTCGACGCGCCTTATGCGGTGGCCAGCCAGCACACCAACACCTCGGCCATGACCGCACAGCAGATCATCACCGCCGCCCTCGGCTACTCGGGCTACACGCAGACCTGGGGCATTACCGACTGGCTCGTCCCGGCCGACACCTTCAGCCTCTATGGCACCGCCGCCCAGGTCGCCGGCAGCGTCGCCGAGGCCTCCGGATCGGTGCTCGCCGCCGACTGGTCGCTGCGCGATCTGCGCCTGCTGCCGCGCTACCCGGTCAAACCCTGGGACTGGGCGACCGTAACACCGGATTACGTCATCCCCGGCGCCATCGCGCAAACGGAGTCCCTGGAGTGGATCGAGAAACCGGCCTACAACGTCGTCTACGTCTCGGGCGTTCAAACCGGCGTCCTCGGCCAGGTCAAAATCACCGGCACCGCCGGCGACCTCCCCGCGCCGATGGTCACCCACCCGCTGATCACCCATGCCGACGCCGCCCGCCAGCGCGGTATCAGTATCCTCGGCGATACCGGCCGCAAAGCCATGCTGCAGATATCCCTGCCAGTGCTCGAATCGACCGGCATCATCGACGTGTGTAAACTCATCGAATTCAACGACGGAACCACCGCCCGCCGCGGCCTCGTCCGCGCCAACAACATCAGCGTCAATTGGCCAACCGTGCGCCAGACGCTCACCGTGGAGGCCGCAGCGTGAGTACAAATCTCTGGCGTCGCCTGAAACAACTCATCCCCGATGCGCCATTGCTTGTCGGCACCGTCGATTCAATCAGCAGCTATGGCGCCGTCGTACTGCTCCCCGATGGCGCCCCGATCGCCGTCCGCGGCGCCGCAACCCTCGGTCAAAAGGTTTTTATCCGTGATGGGCTAATCGAGGGACTCGCCCCATCGCTGACCGACGTGCTGATCGAAATCTGATTCCGCTAACGGGGCGAGCTCCGTCCCTAATTGTTTTTTGGTATATGTTTTAGTATAGGTTGTTACTAGTAGAGCTTCGCCACCAGTATTAATAAACGCGAAAACGCCCCTTCATCATGGGCGTGTGGTCTTGTTTTGCGCCTTGCTTATGGCCTTGATTCATTGATGATTTGCTATCTAAGTAACTGATTAATAATACTACTGGCAGTTTGTAAATATAGTTATCAGTGGTAACTACACTTTACAACGTAGCATCTAAACTTGCTTGTTTAGTATAGGTTTTGTCGGGTATATTTCCCCGACCTATACCGCCGCCCGGGTGGTGTTCAAAACCTATACTGAAACCGCTATGACATTCGATGCGCGAGACGTGAAGCAGCTGCAGCCTGGCCAGCATCTTACCAGCCCTGAACACCCCGGCCTGCGGCTGGAATCATTTTCTGATCGTCGCACCTGGACGTATCGATACCGCAGCCCGGTCGACGCCAAGCTGCGCCAGTTCAAGGTGGGCGAGTGGCCCTCGATGTCAATTCATGCCGCGATTGTCGAATGGGAAAAGCTGCGAGACAGGCGCGCTGCCGGTGCCGATCCTGCGCTCGAGGCAAAAGCGGTAAAGACGGCGGCAAGGGCGGTGATCAGCGAGAAGAAGGCGCAGGTAGTGGCCAGTCAATACACCGTGGCGCGCGTCTGCGATGACTATTGGGCAGGCCATATCGCACCGAACCGGGCGCCGAAGGGCGTCACCGAGGTGCGCCGGATGTTCGACAAGATGCTCGGAGAAACAGCCGACCTCCCCGCTGCCGAGCTTTCACGGGCCGCCGCCTTTGACCTGATCAAGTGGTGGTCGGAGACGGCGCCGGTACAGGCTGGTCGGTTGCGGTGTGAGCTGGGCGCAGCATGGGATTACGCGATCGATGCCGGCCGGCTGCCCGAGACCAGCCCGAACTGGTGGCGACTGATCTTGCGCGGGAAGATTCGGTCGAAGGGCAAGACGCTGGGCGGCGAGAGGATCGGCACCTCAAAGCGGGTGTTGACCGGGGAAGAAGTTGGCACACTGGTGCGCTGGTTGCCCAACTTCACCCAGCTGGTCGAGGACGCCTTGATTCTGTACCTCTGGACCTGCACCCGGGGGTCAGAGATCCTCGGTATGGCCGGGCGGGAAATCCGGC